TCTCCTGCAGGCTTCAATAACCCACGCTGAAAAGTTTCCTGAACCTTTCAGATCAAGAGCGATGTTAATTTGTTCAATCATCTGGTTTGGAAATCGGATGTTGCGGGTTGTTGTTCTGCGGGTTCTGTTCTTTGATGACATAATGTTTCCCCATATTCAGTGTTGCTGATTTGTATTATCTGAAGTTGCTTTTACGTTAATTTGATGCAGATCAATCAATACGATACCTGCGTCATAATTGATTATTTCTCGTGGTTTGATGGCGTACACACATGTTGTGATAAACCTTATATAGATGATAATCATTATCATTTCGTGGGTCCTTTCCGGCGATCCGGGCCGTTACGGGGCGGCGACCTCGCGGGTTTTCGCTATTTATGAAAATTTTCCGGGGAAAATCATGTCGGTACTTCTCGAACATAACTATTTGTTTTTTCTAATATCGAATCCGTAAAAGGTCCGACATGAAAACGCCTAAAAAAGTCATTTTCGGGCACTTTCATGTCGGCCCCTGTATTTATTGTGAGACTGTTTCATGAAGGTTAATAAAAAGAAACTTGCCGAAATTTTCAACGTGGATCCGCGAACGATTGAACGCTGGCAGTCTCAGGGACTCCCTTGCGTCTCCGGAGGTGGTACCGCGAAAGAGCAGATTTATAACCGCTTCACACTGACGCCGGAAGGGGATGAACCGCTTCCCGGTGCCGTTCACTTCCCGAATAACCCGGATATTTTTGATCTGACCGAAGCGCAGCAGCTGACTGCTGAAGAGCAGGTCGAAAAATGGGTGGATGGCAGGAAAAAAATACTGTGGGACAGCAAAAAGCGACGCAATGAGGCACTCGACTGCTTCGTTTATGCGCTGGCGGCGCTGCGCATCAGTATTTCCCGCTGGCAGCTGGATCTCAGTGCGCTGCTGGCGAGCCTGCAGGAAGAGGATGGTGCAGCAACCAACAAGAAAACACTGGCAGATTACGCCCGTGCCTTATCCGGAGAGGATGAATGACGCGACAGGAAGAACTTGCCGCTGCCCGTGCGGCACTGCATGACCTGATGACAGGAAAACGGGTGGCAACGGTACAGAAAGACGGACGGCGAGTGGAGTTTACGGCCACTTCCGTGTCTGACCTGAAAAAATACATTGCGGAGCTGGAAGTGCAGACCGGCATGACACAGCGACGCAGGGGACCTGCAGGATTTTATGTATGAAAACGTCCACCATTCCCACCCTTCTGGGGCCGGACGGCATGACATCGCTGCGTGAATATGCCGGTTATCACGGCGGTGGCAGCGGATTTGGTGGGCAGTTGCGGGCGTGGAATCCACCGGGTGAAAGTGTGGATGCAGCCCTGCTGCCCAACTTTACCCGTGGCAATGCCCGCGCAGACGATCTGGTACGCAATAACGGCTATGCCGCCAACGCCATCCAGTTGCATCAGGATCATATCGTCGGGTCTTTTTTCCGGCTCAGTCATCGCCCAAGCTGGCGCTATCTGGGCATCGGGGAGGAAGAAGCCCGTGCCTTTTCCCGCGAGGTTGAAGCGGCATGGAAAGAGTTTGCCGAGGATGACTGCTGCTGCATTGACGTTGAGCGAAAACGCACGTTTACCATGATGATTCGGGAAGGTGTGGCCATGCACGCCTTTAACGGTGAACTGTTCGTTCAGGCCACCTGGGATACCAGTCCGTCGCGGCTGTTCCGGACACAGTTCCGGATGGTCAGCCCGAAGCGCATCAGCAACCCGAACAATACCGGCGACAGCCGGAACTGCCGTGCCGGTGTGCAGATTAATGACAGCGGTGCGGCGCTGGGATATTACGTCAGCGAGGACGGGTACATGGGAACGTCAGCCACCATGACATCCGGTGAGCAGTCCGGCGCAGTAATACGTGGTGTTTTTGATGACCCTGAAAATATCAGCTATGCCGGACAGGGCGTGCGCGTTGAAGGCTCCAGCCCGTCCCTGTTTGTCCGGACTGATGATGTGCGGCAACTGCGGCGTGGAGACACGCTGACCATCGGTGAGGAAAACTTCTGGATAGACCGGGTTTCGCCGGATGATGGTGGAAGCTGTCATCTCTGGCTCAACCGTGGGCAACCATCTGGAAGCGTTCCTGGCAGAGCACGGTGGCTGGAAGGCATTTTTGTGGAAGCCACCCTATGCATACCGGCAGATAAAGGTGACCTGTGCCGGGTGGTCTGCGCGGGTCGGGATGTTGCGCGTTGAGTTCAGCGCGGAGTTTAAGCAGGTGGTGAACTGATGCAGGATATTCACGAAGAAAGTCTGAGCGAGTCGGTTAAATCAGAGCAGTCACCGCGGGTGGTACTCTGGGAAATTGACCTGACGGTGCAGGGTGGTGAGCGGTATTTTTTCTGTAATGAGCTGAATGAAAAAGGGGAGCCGGTCACCTGGCAGGGGCGGAAGTACCAGGCGTACCCGATTGATGGCAGCGGCTTTGAGATGAGCGGGAAGGGCAGCAGTGCCAGACCGTCGCTGACGGTGTCCAATCTGTTCGGTCTGGTCACCGGGATGGCGGAAGACCTGCAGAGTCTGGTGGGGGCCACGGTGGTCCGCCGCCGGGTGTATGCCCGTTTTCTGGATGCGGTGAATTTCGTTGCGGGCAATCCGGCGGCGGACCCGGAGCAGGAGTTGAGTGACCGCTGGGTGGTGGAGCAGATGTCGCAGCTGACAGCCATGACGGCCTCGTTTGTGCTGGCCACACCGACCGAGACGGACGGGGCGCTGTTTCCCGGTCGTATCATGCTGGCGAACACCTGTATGTGGACCTACCGCTCTGATGAGTGTGGTTACACGGGCGGGGCTGTGGCGGATGAGTTCGATAAACCCACCACGGATATCCGTAAGGACAGATGCAGCAAGTGCATGCGCGGGTGTGAACTGCGCAGGAATGTCGGCAATTTTGGCGGTTTCCTTTCCATTAATAAACTTTCGCAGTAAATCCCGGTTTATGACACAGACTGAATCAGCGATTCTGGCGCATGCCCGGCGGTGTGCGCCTGCGGAGTCGTGCGGCTTCGTGATAAGCACGCCGGAGGGGGAGTGGTATATCCCTTGTGTGAATATTTCTGCAGAGCCGGAGGCGTATTTTCGTATCGCACCGGAAGACTGGCTGCGGGCAGAGATGCAGGGGGAGATTGTGGCACTGGTCCACAGTCATCCCGGTGGGCTGCCCTGGCTGAGCGAGGCTGACCGGCGGCTGCAGATAAAAAGCGCACTGCCCTGGTGGCTGGTCTGCCGGGGTGACATTCACAAATTCCGCTGTGTGCCACATCTGACAGGACGGCGCTTTGAGCACGGGGTGACGGACTGTTACACGCTGTTTCGGGATGCTTATCATCTGGCGGGGACTGAAATGCCGGATTTTCATCGCGAGGATGACTGGTGGCGCAACGGTCAGAACCTTTACCTGGACAATATGGCGGTCACAGGCTTTTACCGGGTGCCCCTGTCCTCTGCACAGGCGGGCGATATTCTGCTGTGCTGCTTTGGTGCTTCGGTACCGAACCATGCCGCCATTTACTGCGGCAACGGTGAGCTGCTTCACCATCTGCCTGAACAACTGAGTAAACGGGAGAGGTATTCCGAAAAATGGCAACGACGAACGCATTCTGTCTGGCGTCACCGCCACTGGCACGCATCTGCCTTCACGGGGATTTACAACGATTTGGCCGCCGCCTCAGCCTGTATGTGAACACGGCAGCGGAAGCCATTCGCGCCCTGTCGATGCAGATGCCGGGCTTTCGCCGTCAGATGAACGAAGGCTGGTACCAGATACGTATTGCCGGTGATGACACGGCACCGGAGGCGGTGTATGCCCGTCTTACGTCCTTCAGTTATGCCAATGCTGAGGATGAGCAAAAAACGCGCTACAGAGATACCCGCTGGCATGAAGATTCCGTGCGTAACCGCTGGTTCAGCGTGATGGCGGGGCCGTCTGTACGCGTGAATGAATGGTTCAGCGCGTATGCGATGGCGGGTGTGGCTTACAGCCGTGTGTCGACTTTCTCCGGGGATTATCTCCGCGTAACTGACAACAAGGGGAAAACGCACGACGTGCTGACCGGAAGTGATGACGGTTGCCACAGCAACACGTCTCTGGCGTGGGGGGCTGGCGTGCAGTTTAACCCGACCGAATCCGTGGCCATTGATATTGCTTATGAAGGCTCCGGCAGTGGTGACTGGCGCACTGACGGTTTCATCGTGGGTATCGGTTATAAATTCTGATTAGCCAGGTAACACAGTGTTATGACAGCCCGCCGGTTCAGGCGGGCTTTTTTGTGGGGTGAATATGGCAGTAAAGATTTCAGGTGTGCTGAAGGATGGTACAGGAAAACCGGTACCGGACTGCACCATAGAGCTGAAAGCCACGCGAACGAGTGAGACGGTGATAGTCACCACGGTGGCGCAGGGGCAGCCGGGGGAAACCGGCAGTTACAGTTTTGATGTGGAGCCGGGGTGGTACCGGGTGACGCTGAACACGGAAGGGTACGCCCCGTCGTATGTGGGTGACATTCTGGTGAAGGCGGATTCTGAGCCGGGAACGCTGAATAAATTTCTGATGGAACAGGATGAGGTGCAGTATTACCCGAAAGCGCTTGCAGAGCTGGAAGCGGTGGCAGCGGAAATCCTGAAGCGTGCTGAAGCGTCGGCGGCGAGTGCAGAGGAAGCGAAGGAACGGGCAGAGAATGCCCGGGGACCGGCGGGCGAGAAGGGGGACACAGGTCCACAGGGTGCCACAGGGGCACAGGGACCAGCCGGGGCAACGGGGGCGGTCGGACCAAAAGGTGAGCCGGGGCCAAAGGGAGAACGGGGAGAAACAGGTCCACAGGGACCGAAGGGCGATAAAGGTGACCCGGGCGGACCGCCGGGGCCGAAAGGGGATACGGGAGACACAGGCCCGGCAGGACCACAGGGGCCGAAGGGAGATACGGGAGACACAGGCCCGGCAGGACCACAGGGGCCAAAAGGGGATACGGGAGCCGCAGGTCAGGCAGGGCCTCAGGGGCCAAAAGGAGATACGGGAGACACAGGCCCGGCAGGTCCGCAGGGACCGAAGGGAGATACGGGAGACACAGGCCCGGCAGGACCACAGGGGCCGAAGGGAGATACGGGAGACACAGGCCCGGCAGGACCACAGGGGCCAAAAGGGGATACGGGAGCCGCAGGTCAGGCAGGGCCTCAGGGGCCAAAAGGAGATACGGGAGACACAGGCCCGGCAGGTCCGCAGGGACCGAAGGGAGATACGGGAGACACAGGCCCGGCAGGACCACAGGGACCTAAAGGGGATGCGGGAGCTGCAGGCCCGGCAGGGCCACAGGGACCGAAGGGAGATACGGGAGACACAGGCCCGGCAGGACCACAGGGACCGAAGGGAGATACGGGAGACACAGGTCCGGCAGGACCTCAGGGACCGTCAGGAAGTCCTGACAGCGGACTGTTTGGTGTCGGTTCTTTTGTCCTTGCGGCATATTATGCGACGAGTTATTCGGGGGATATGGCACCGGGCTCAGCCATTGCCGGCTCATCACTGTCTGCATGTTGCCTTTCGAATGGTACTCCCCTGGTTGCTTCCGGTAATGTGGGGGAGACCCGTTTACCGGGCACGTGGCGTGCATGTGGTCCGATGCTATGGACATCATCTCCGGGTATCAGACAGGCAGGATTATTTCAGCGCATATCATAGAGGAGG